CAACGGGTATTTTTGCGATGGCTGGAAGCTGCTAAAAAGCGGGACGATGGTTATTATCGGGGCGCAAGTTACAGCCCCGCTTTTCACCAGCGGGCTTAACACTGCAGCACAGATAACGGTCGGCACGGCTCAACCGTCATTGGGTGCTGGCGATTTTAGCGGAATGTATCAAGCTATCGAGGGTTACCGCGTCGCACGTCTTGGTTTCGGCAATGCGTCTGCGCAGTCGATAACGATAGGGTTCTGGTCAAGGCATAACAGAACCGGCCTCTACAGTGGTACTATACGCAACAGCGCAACGGATCGCTCATACGCCTTTACTTATACGCAAGCCGCAGCCAACGTTCCGCAATACAACACGGTTACCATCCCCGGCGATACGACGGGGACTTGGCTGACGACCAACGGCGTCGGGATGTATCTGTCATTCTCGAATGGCTGCGGCACGACGCTGACTGCGCCATCAGCAAATACATGGGTTGCCGGGAATTATCTCGCCGCACCGGGACAAGTTAACGGTACTGCTTTAACTTCCGATGCTTTCTATCTCGGCGGCGTCGTCGTTCTCCCCGGCGTCGAATCGCCCACAGCCGCGCGCTCGCCGCTGATCATGCGGCCGTATGGCGAAGAGTTGGTGACCTGCCAGCGATACTATGAGGCTATCCCGCTCGGTCCCGCTTATACGCCATTCGGGATGGCCCAGGCTACAAGTGCCGCGTCCGCACAGGCGCTATGTTTTTTCAGGACTAAACGCGCATCGCCGGCGCTTGTTCTCAGCGCCTTTGCTGATTTCGGTATCACTAGTTCCGTTGCCGCTGTAATAGCCTGCAATAACGTATACTTGGGAAATTCCGGCGCGAGCAGCGGCTATGTAATTGCCGGGATCGCGTCCGCTTCGCTTACGCTAGGCAACGCATCGCAATTTGTTCAGAATAATACGGCCGCAGCCAAATTCCACTGGGACGCGAGGCTTTAAGTGACGTCACATGAGCTTGATCGAGGAAACCAGTAAGACCGCCCAGGTCGCGATCAACGCGCTCAACAGCGTGCCTGTGCTCCTGGCTCTGGTGATGCTCCAGTTCTTCATGCTCGGCAGCCTCTTGTACCTGAGCATCAAGCGCGACCAGTACACCCACACGCGATTCTTGGCGCTGATCGAACGCTGCGTTCCCGACGCTGACAAGCGGTCGGACCTGATGAAGGGTCTCACACCATGAGGATCTGCATCTCCTCAGGTCACTCCACCAAGTGCCAGGGCGCGGTCGGCCACCTCAACGAGGTCGAGGAAGCCACCCACGTCGTCGACGAGGTCGCGGGCTATCTCAAAGACATGGGATATGCGGTCGAGAAATTCCACGACACCGTATCCAAAACCCAGAACGAAAATCTCAACCGCATCGTCGACTGGCACAACGCTCAGGGTAACCGCGATTACGACGTGTCCGTTCACTTCAATGCCTCAGAAAGCCACGAAGGTCAGGGCGTCGAGGTGTTCTACTACAATGAGCAGAAGCTCGCCGCGGACATCTCGGCCGCGATCAGTAACGTCTCCGGCCTGAAGAACCGCGGCGCCAAGCAGAACAAGGGGCTGTTCTTCCTGGCGCACACCGCCGCTCCAGCTGTGCTGCTGGAGATTTGTTTTGTGGACCACGCCGGTGACGCCGAGAAATACCGCACTTACTTCCCGCTGATCTGCGAAGCTATCGCCACCATCCTTGGCGGCGACGAGCTGCCGGTCGAACCTGAAACTGAAGATGACGTGCTGTTCCACACCAGAGGAAAATGCAGTTTCTTCGGCGGATCCGGCGATACCACCGGAGTCACGTCGGACGAAGGTTTGGCCTTTCATTATGCGATCACAGAGGCCAACCAGCATCTATTCGTCCCCTTTCAGCCTGTTGGAACGAGTGGGTTGGCGCGCCGGCTCAACGGCAAAGCGGTCCGATACATCGCCTGCCGCTGGGACTACGCCAGGACCCCCAAGGAAATGCTGGCATCGGATACGAAAGCTCTGGTCACCGCGGTAGCGACCGGGATTTCGCAGACCGCCTTCTGCGCCGACTGGGGACCGAACGAGGCCACCGGCCGCGTGGCGGATTTAAGCCCTGCCCTTATGGAGGATCTGGGTATAGAGACAGATGACGAAGTGATCGTCACCTACCCAGCCCCGGAGGACTAATGCCCAAAGCAGGAAAAGGCCCCAAGGCCGTCGCCAAGCCATCGAAGAGAACCGCAGCCGCCGCCAACAAGAAAATGGCGAAATCGATGAAGGGCGGCAAGAAGGGCAAGTGAATGGCCGGCATCGGCGAGTTCTTCCAGAGGCTGATCGGCGGCGCGCCGGCGACGACCGAAATTCCGGCCGCGCCGCTGTCAAGCTATCCGACACCGGAAGACGCCATGTACGCCCGCAAATACGATTTCGGTTACGGCACCGGCAACGAACCGTATACGCAAGGTAACGTCGCGCGCGTTGTCGGCACCCATCGCCGTGACGGCAAGAATTTCATCCCGATGTCGGCCGAAGGCATGAGCACCGGCGAGGCCACGGCGCTGGCGCTGGATGACCGCGGCTCCCGTAATATCGACCTGAAGACCCCCGACACCTACCCGGTCGGCGACCAGCTGGGGACGACGCTGGCGCAGGCTGCGTTGGCGGCGAACCGGGTTCCGGTAGCGGCCTACGGTTTCGACCCGAGTCGGGCTGCCTTTGACACCCAATTCACGGATCCGAACATGGCCGGCATATATTCGCGGAACAAGGACACGATGTATATCAACGCCAACGCTCCTGATCCGTCCGCGATCGTCCATGAATCAACGCATCGCGGCCTCAACAAGCTGCGGCAGGATCCGGCCGTCGCCAGGATACTGGAGAGTTTGCCGGACGAGGAAACCCTGGTGCGCTATATCATGGCCTCGCAGGCCGGCGACCCGGAGAAGGGCGGCGGCCCGATTGATGTCGAACAGCGGGATGCCGCCATGAAACGGTTCGGTAACGGCAAGAACTACGGCTTGTTCATGGACAGACTTAACCGCGCCGCGGAAGACGCCATCGCCAGCCGCCGACCAGGAGGACCACGTTAATGGCATTCAAGAAAGCACCTACCGTCAACATCAAGGCCCCGCCCGCCGTCGGCAAGCCGCCGCCGACCAGCAAGACCCAGGACACCTACACGCATCACACCAGCCCGGTGAAAGGCCCACAGCCGGTGCCGGCCGAGGTCAACGCCGTCAGCTCCAAGCCGAAGGTGACGCTCCGCAAGATGCCGGACGCGCCGCAGGCCAAGTACAAGCATGACGACTTCGACTAAGGCGCAGCAGCTCAAATTGCTGAAGCGCAAGCGCGCGATCCTGCGCGCGCGTGAGGATCTGATTGCGTTCACCGAGCTGATGATGCCGGATCCGAACTATGACGACGACGTTGATAAGTCGCTCTACAAGCCGCAGCAATTCCACCGTCGTATCGGCGCCGCGCTCGAAGAGGTCGAGCGCGGCGATTACAGGAGGTTGATGATCAATGTCGGACCGAGGTTTGGCAAGACCACCCTCGCCAGCGCCATGTTCCCGGCCTGGTACGTCGGAAGACACCCCGAGCGATCAATCATCGTTGCGACCTACAACGAGCACTATTCCTGGGATCTGGGGCGACGGGTCCGGGACATCATGGAAACGCCTGAGTACAAGCAGGTATTCCCCGACGTCGCGATCAAAATAGGCGCCAATGCGGTCAATCGTGTCCAGACCACTCGCGACGGCGTGGTTTTCTCGGTTGGCCGAGGGTCGTCCATCACTGGTCGCGGTGGTCACTGCATCCTGCTGGATGACCCGATCAAGGATCGCACCGAGGCAGATTCTGTGCTGGTGCGGGAGAAGCTCTGGTCCTGGTACAACCAGGTGCTCCGTACACGGCTCATGGACTCCACCGGCACCATTGTTATCGTTCAGACCCGGTGGACCGAAGACGACCTAGATGGTCGTCTTATTGATCCGATGAATCCGTACTACAACGCCGAGGAAGCCAAGGCCTGGCGCAAGATCGACCTGCCCGCCTTGGCCGAAGAGAACGACATCCTCGGCCGCCCGGTCGGCGAGCCGCTCTGGCCCGAGCGCTTCACCAAGCAGTATCTGGAGGAGATCCGTGCCACCGATCCGCGTGGATTTGCTGCGTTATATCAAGGCCGTCCAAGTCCTAAGGAAGGAGCCTTTTTCCGCTCTGAGGATCTTGTCACTTACAACAAGATGGACGACATGCCGACCTTCCACAAGATGCGCTTCTATGGCGCGTCGGATCACGCGGTGTCGACCGACCGAGTGGCTG